CGTCTCCGCGCCGATTTGAGCAACAGTGACGTTATGCGGGTTATTCTTATTGTTAATATGCGATTCCAACTCGTCTTTAGATGCCCATACCATCGAACTATCGATAACCGCCGAAACGTTCTGTGCGTTTCCTACAACGATGATCATGTCCATCGTCTTTTCGATGATATCCGCGCCGCCTGCTGGCGGAATGTACTCCGCATTGTTACCTGAATTTGCATAGCAATACAGAATCTCGCCTTCGTCCGGATCGGTCGCATAGATACCGATTTCGCGGAAGTAAAATCCGGTTGTCACGTCCTGATTGGACAATACCGCGCCGATAACAGCCCGGCCCGGCGATTGAATCCTCATTTTCGTGATCGGCAGAGATTTCTTCTCGCTGATCAAATGATTCAACATCGGAATCGACTGCCCGCCGAGCTGACCGTCACCGACGCCCATTCGGGTATAAACCAACGGAATACCCGTTTCAGCTTTGGCCTGAAGATTCCGACCTTTGATTGTTAACGTGAAACCTCCAAATGCGCCCATAACCTCACATCCTAACTGTCATTTTTTCTCCCAAATGCAATATGCCAGCCCAGTACATCGGCAAGTCCTCGCTTTGAGCCAATACGACTCGCTCCAGCTTGGCGGTGAGACGCTTAACCGACTCGACGGCCCGGAAAAACTCCTGAGCGCGTTCTTGCGTTACTTCCGGATTGTTCGTTACCACTTGGAACCGCCCCGGCTGGCCTCCGTACTCGAACCATTCTTCGACGCGTCCCTCGCCAAACAAGATGCCGATCAGCTCCTCGATCGCTGCAGGAGTTCCTTTGCGACGATGGAATTTAAAAGCATTCTTCACAAGTTGCCGCTTCTGTTCGATCGGTAAGGCCGGGTCGTAGAAGTCGACGTGAAACTGCCATGCCAGCTCGTCCGCTTCCTCGTCCGTCAAATCATCCAAACGAGAGTAACGCGAAAGTAGATCGATGTCAGCAGCGAGCAACTGCAACTCGGTGTCGATCGACCCGACGACGGCAACGATATTTGGATCGAGCCGCAGACTCGACGGCAAGATATCAAGCAGGCTAACCGTTTTAAGATCCATCGGCCAGCCCTCCATAGACGACATTAACCATAGCATCTTGGGCAACCTTCAGCGCGCTGATATCGGTATAAGCTGGCGATACGACATTGACCCGCATAGCCCCAGCCTCCATGACAAGACGTATCAATTCGGATGGATTGATGTCGCGGCCAAGCTTGGACTTTTGCCATGTCCGGTACTGCTCCACGGCAGCAACGACAGCCGTCTGAATGCTGGCCGACTCAGCTGATCGGGAACGAGCAATCCAATAAGTCAAATTGATGTTGTATGATACCGGCGTCGGTGCGGTAACCATAACCCGATCCGTCAGCGGGCGTACCTTACGGTCGTTGACAGCTTCGGCCACCGCATCCAGTATATCTTGCGTCGGCATCTGCCCTCCGGCCAGTAGCGGCACGACAACGACCTCGCATTCCGCCGGGGAATCTACGCCAACATCGATAATGGACGAGCTGGCCGTCTTGGCCCAATGCCTGTAAGCCCCTTCCGGCCCTGCAACACTGTACGACCCGGGAGCGGATCGAATGCGGTCCCGATAAGCGTCATCATTTTCTGCCTCCGCACCGCCCGCGCTCGTCGTGGTATTCTTCACTGACTGCACATAGGGCAGCGGATCAATCAGCACGTTGAGCTGGCCAGGCAAAAACCCGATTCCGGATACGCCTGGGGTCGAACATTCCGCTGTGATTGATGCCGTGAGCGATCCTGCAGGTATCTCCAAGACGTTAGAAGTGGCAAAGTACAATGTCCCTCCGCCTCCCTGAACCCCGATTCTCGTTCCGGCAGGAATGATCGTTGCAGAAAGAAGCGGCATTGAGAGTCGGAATTCGATCGTTGTTCGAGCGGCGTCCGCCGGTAGCCGTGGCGTATCGAACATATCACCTATCGCATCCAAAACGTCTCCGCTTGCGTATCGTAGTAAGTCCGCTCGCTTCACGGAATTAATGAGCGCTCGCTGCTGCGTAATGATTTGTGCCAGAGACAATAAAAAAAGCCGTCTCGGGTCCGCTGGAAACAGCGTTGAACCTGAAATGGCCTCGAAAGCGGCGATGATTCTGTTCGCCGTACTCGTCACATCGTCATCGACATATTGTATATCTGTCATGGATTCACCTCATCATTCAGTCGAAATCTGATAACCGGTACTAACCTTCCCCAAACCGCCGATTCTTCGGCTGTTTCAGTGAAAAGAACCTCCGTAATCAGCGCCCGAGGTTCCTGTTCAAGGATAACGGATATGATGCTGCCGCTTAACCGCGCCTTTACGATTTGAATGGGATCATCCAGGTCGTCGGCCATCATCCCTACTTGTCGAGCAAGCGGCGCTGTTCCTTGGATCGTCGTAACGATCATCCGGATGTTTTGCGCTATTTCCTCTGATATGCTTTGAGGGGAAAAATTGATCGGCGTCGCTTGGCTGAAATCAACCGTATACTCGTTCATTTCACGTATTCCTCCAGTGATACATTGACCGCCGCAACCAAGATGTTGCCGTTGTTATCAACGCTTGTCCATTTCTGCTCCAGTGATGTTATGACCCAAAGCCCGGTTCCAATACTCTTCCCGCCGATAAGGAAAGGCAGCGCCTTTCCCTCTCGATCGATTTTTTCCAATCTCTCGAGCTCCTTGCGAGGATTCATACCGTATTTCACATCAAAGCGCATCGAAAACGACACCGTATCCAGTCCGGGGCCGATCCGCTGGGTTAATGGTTTTTTGCCGAGGATGTCATGCTTCGCCCAACGGCCTGCACTGCTGCGCGAGAATTCATCGAACGTTCGAATTTTGTTAGGCGAAACGATGAAAACAATCGGACCAAGGCTTCCGAGTTGGCTCATAACGGCACACCCGCCCGCGTGATCGACCCGGTTACGATAAGATCGCCCTCGATCCGCACGCCGCTGGAGGCTTTCACCTGTAGTACGCCCGCTGATCGGTCGTAATAAACGTAACTGCCGTCCTCAAACCAAACGCCGCGCTGCTCGCTTGTACCGGGCGGTGTATCCACCACGGTAAAGAAAGAGCCAAGGCAAAATCCGGCCTGCAATCCATTGCCCAAGAACAGGCAAAGTACGCTCTCGCCGACCTCCGGCAGCGCGTTTCCCCTCGCCCATCCTCCGGTGGTCAAAACAGGCAGTTCGCCGGATACGAAGTCCTCCCGGTCGGGAAACGTGACCCGCACCGTTCCGGCGGCGGCGTCAATGCTCGATACCACGCCGGGGCGGATCAAATTTTGAACAACGCTCATAATCTACCACCCCAATACCTTCCTAATATCAATGTTTGTCGTATACCCACCGCTACTGACGCTATGACTTGCACTCTCAATCAAGTATTTGCCATCAAAGCGGCCCCAACCTTCCAAGCGAATGGTTGCGCCTGCCGCTAAGCGGATGTCTCCAGCCAAGGAAAGACCCGCCTTGCCCGCCTCCTTGTTCTTTTCACGTAGACGTTTCCGGGCCAAACGCACCGCGGCGGCATTGGAATCGACTTGTTCGTTAATCTTAAGTATCGGCCCTTTTGCCGGGGCTCCAGGCGGGGTATACGTCGCTTTGAACGTCTTTTTGTCCTTGGCGTTGGTATATGTCACCACGCAAGCCCGATACGCCGTGTAGGCGGTACTCCAGCCGAAGGAGTAGGATACAATGTTACCCTTTCCGCGGACGATACTAGCGACCGGCGGCTTACGTTCGTACTCTGCTTCGTCGAACAAGATGAGTTTTCCGCTTGCGATTTTTATTGCGATCCCTTCATTTTTGGCCTGCTCAAACAAAAAGGCCAGATCAGACACGTCGGACTGATCCAGCCGGTCATACGTCGGATTGTCCTGCACCTCGTAGAGCAGCTTCAAGCCTGATTTCTTTGCAGCATCGGCAGCGATCGTTTTCAGCGAAACTTTTTCCCACGCTTTGGAGCGCTTCTCTTGACGAATATTGGATCCGATCGGCAGCGATACGGCCATGATCGTGACCACGTCAGGCGGTCCGGCGATATCGACCGCGTCGACTTCGAATGCCCCAAGCGGGAGCTTGAGCACTTCTCCCGGCTTGCCCCAGTGCTTCGTTTGTATCCGTGCTTTGATCTTGTCGCCTTCAACCGGCGACCAGGAGCGCTGCCATTTACGTTCGCGATCCTCCAGTGTTATCTGGATATCATCAAGCGAGCCCGGCGCGGCATCGTTATAGGTGAAGCTGATTAGCGATCCGGTCAAATCGGACGAGATGTCTTTGCCGTTGTACTCGAGTAGGAGCTCCGCGCGGCGTGTATCCTGCATCGTTAGTCCTCCCTTTTCCAAGGCGGCAAAGTGTCGGCCTGATCGACCGGCAATACCGGTATCGTCAGCTCCACACCTGCGCTGAAAATGACGGTGCGGATATGCGGTGGATTGGCGTTCATGAGAAGATTCATATGCCGTTCGCTGCCATATTGCTTAAAAGCGATGCCGTCCCAGGTATCGCCCTGGATCGTCAAATACATCATGCAAAGCTCACCCGCCTTTGCTGTGCTTCGTATTCCCGCAACCGTTTTTCGAAGTCATCATTGCCGAATTTCACGGCCCGCTCGATCGTCGATTGGTCGGCATTGCCTTGAATAATGATGTTCGGGCTGTAATGAAACACCGGGCTTGTGCTGGCCGTGGAAGCCTGCTGCGGCTGCGATGAAACGCCGAGCATGCGGCCAGCCGTTTCCCAAAGTCCGCGGGAGCGCTCTGAGTTGTTGATCGGGACAATAACTTCCTTGTCGCCACCTTCGCCGATCATGGCGAGCTGCGGCGAACTGACGATACCGCCTTCGGCAAACCCTTCGATCTTCGGTATTTCCGGAATGCTGATTCCGAACGTTCCGCCGCCGAGCCACTCCGGAATATCAAATGAAACGCTATTGAGCTTGCCGATGACCCAGTTAATCGCATCGATCGCTAGGTTAATCGGAAACACCAGGATCGAACCCGCCGTTTTAAATATGCCGGAGAATACATCCTTAATCCCTTGCCATGCCTGTTCCCAATTGCCCGAAAATACGCCGGTCACAAAGTCGATGACGCCGCCGAATACGGTAATAACTCCGTCGATGACACCGGAAATCGCGTTGATCGCACCGGACACAATGTTTTTGATGACTGGAAACACATAATCGAACGCTTCAAAAAGAGCATCCAGAATCGGCTTGACCACGTTGAATATAGCCGCCATGGCTGAGCCGATTTTATCCACCACGTTCATGATTTTCGGCATGATCGCCTCGATCGCGCCCGAAACCATCGGCATGACATCGTTCGCGATAAAATCAAAGATTTTCGAAAGCACTGGAAACAGCTTCGAATACAGATACGTGACGATCGGCGTCACGAACTTGATGACTTTCATCGCGATTTGTTGGAAAACCGCCCCGATCTTTAGGATGATCGGAAATAGCTGCTTGATCACGCTACCAATGGAGCCGAAAATACTCATGACATGCGGCCCGACTTCGGCCCAAATTGCTTTAAACGATTCCGCATATTGCCCGGCGATACCCATAATCCCGCCGAACATTTGGGAAAACCCTTCTTCAGCCGACGTCCCGCCGAACATGGAGGACAGCGCATCGGTAATTTGCCCGACAATGGGTCCGATAAGCTCGCCGACCTGCGACATGGCATTTTGGATCATCGGGAAGACGTCTGCCATAACGTCGCTTATTTTTTGCAGCATCGGCAAAAGAGCATTGCCGAGCGGTAGCAGAAGGCCGGTTTGCAGTTGTCGACCGATGCCCTGCAGCGCCTTGCCCGGCGTATCGTATTTGATCTTCACGATCTCATCCATAGTGCTCTTCGTCATGTCAAACTGACTGCGGGCAGTACCCATGGCCGCGATTACGTCCTTTTCCAAGTCCTCAAACTGCGTGCCGAATAGACCGACGCCGATCGCATTTTTCTTCACCGGGTCTTTCACACTGGATATCGCTTGCACAATTTGCCGGAATGCTTCTTGCGCTTTCGGCCCGCCCGCGGCAAACGTCTGTGACATTTTGGCGGCGTCCAGCCCCAGCGCTGCATAGGCTTCGCTGGAGGTTTTGCTGCCGTCCTTCGATCGGATATTGAATTCTTTGACTGCATCCCCGACTTTGTCCAAGTTGAACGCGCCTGTTTCCAGCCCAGCTGAGAACGTGTCGAACATTTGATTTGCCGAAAAGCCAAGGCTATTAAAATGTGGCGCGTACTCATTCGCGGAATCAAGCAGCTCGCCTGACTTATCCAACCCTTTCTGCGCGCCTTGGGCAAGGAGATTAAACGCTTGGTCACTGCTGATCCCGAAATTTCGCATCATCGTATCCGCGGCCTTGACCGATTCCGTGACGTCCTCACCAAACACATCTTTAAAGGCAATGGCGTTTCGAGTCGTCTCTTCTAGCGCATCGCCCTCTTGCTGCGTGACTTGTTTAACGGTCGCAATGGATTGGGCCAGATCGTCAAACCCTTCGCCTAGGTTTTGATTATACAGTGATGTCGCAATATCACGAATGCTTTCCATCTCTTTGGCACTCATGCCCGTGGACGCTTGCACCTGGGCCATCGACGTTTGAAAATCACTCGCAAAGGAAACGGCCAGCGCTCCGACCGCCGCCGCAGCACCCACCGCTGCAACCGAAATCGCTCCGATCGCAAGCGTCATTCCTTGAAAGCTTCTCCCGGCCTCTGCGATCGGGCGATTAAAGGATGACGACATTTGCGATCCAAGCTTAAATATCAGATCATATTCGCGAGACAGCTTTCATTCCCCCTTCCCGGATTTCTTTGACGTCGTTAAGCCATAAATGCAGCTCAGTTATCGGCAACCCCAGCCAATATGGCAGCGGAGTGCCAACAGAAATTGAAAGGGAGAGCGCCGCTTTGCGCAGCAGCTCCCCCGGCAGGTTCGATGATAGTCCTAGTTGAGCAAAAAATTCTGCACGCGGACCGTCACTTTCGAAAAATCTTTCGCGTTAAGTTTGTACAGGAGTTCAACTGGCACTTTTGCTGCCTTTGCAGCGACGAGGGCCAGATAGGACTTCGATAACTCCTTGAACGCGATGACTTCCCTCGTTTTCGTCACAATGACATTCAATTGCCGCTCGCAAGCTAGTAAATCCTCGCCCGTCAAGGCGTCGAAATCCAGCAGCAACTCCGTATGCTGCTCGCCGTCAAATTGAATAGGCCGACTGAGCACGTATACGCGCTCATCGACCTGTGCGATTTCCATGTTTTCCATCGTCGATATCTCCTTTATTGACCCAATTGTGACCGTACTTTAGCTAGGTAATCCACGCCGTCGATCACGAAAATATTGTTGTACTTGTCGATCTCGATCATCGTCTTACCGTCCACGACGAGTTTGTAGTACGGGCACTCGAATTCGTTCGCCGTGTCCATCGTCGCGCCCGGCTCCAGCTTACCTGTATCCATCTTTTTCGGGATCGCCTTTACCGTCGCTTTAATGCCGACGCTGTCAATCGTTCCGGAACCCGGCTTGGATACTTGGATCGCTCCGCGCAAATCGAGCGTATGAGCTTTCGGCGCGGCCAGCCGGATTGCCGACGGGTCGACCGTCCGCCAGTTGAGCGATACGGTCATGCTACCGACGCTGCCAATCGTCGGGCTTTCGATCTCCCCCGCGATCCCCGCGCCTTTGACCGTTTCTGTCAGATATTCGATGCTCGGCAGCTGCGCGTCGGCGACGCCGAGATATTCGCTGCCGTCCAGGTACACGTTAAAATTGATCAGTTTTTCATTGATTTGCTTCAACCGTTATCCCTCCTTAACCCGCGATCGCGGCCAAATATTGCGGATCGTATTCGATTTTGAACGCGAGTTCCTGCGCTGGTGACGGCGGCGTGATAAACACATGAAACGTCAGTTTGCCGTTCATCAAATCAGCTGCCGGATTTTCCTCTTTCAAAAACTCAACACGCCCACCTAGGATATACTCGCTCGCTTGCAGCCCGTTCAGCCAGATGTTTAAGCTGTCCGTTACGGCTTCGACCAGTCGCTTGTTCGCCGGATCATCGACGTATTTCCAGTAGGTCAATACGATCGTATTCGAAATCCAGTTGAACATACGCCGCAGCGCGGTGAACGCTTCCGTCGGGGCCGAATTGTCTGGGAATGCGCCGGAGCGATTGCCCCATAGCTTCCACCCGCCGATGAAATTTAGGGCCGTTACGATGCCTTGGGCGTTCAGATACTGCGCCATATCCGTGCCAAGGAGAATTTCTTTCCCATCTTGCAGCACGGCTCCGTCGATCTTAAGCGGTTTGTTTGAGGCCGATTTCGACGGGACGAAACCATTCATCGCATCCGTTGCGCAGATCACCCCGGCAGCATGGGTTGACATGTGATATACCTTGCCGCCGAGCTTGACCTTCGGCCACAAATTGACCTGCAGCTCGGACGTAAAGGCATGATCCGTTTTCCAGCCCGGCACATCCGCGGCTTTGGTCACGGTATCGGTTGGGATATCCGTTAACGCAATAGCTTTAAAATGGCCGTTGATGTTCGTCGCCTTCGCGGTCATGACCGCGGCGACAGTCGGGTCTTGCGAATACTTCGGTGCCACAATGAGCCCCGTAACGAGGCGGTAACGCGGGAACACTTGCTGAATCAGTTCAAGCCCGGTCAAGTCGCCGCTCGTTGCGTCAACGCCACCGATGATGTCCGACGCTTCGACCGCCGCGGGATTGAGCTTGTCGTAGCTTACTTTAAGCGTTGCCGTGTTGGCCGGGATCGTGCCGCCGCTTTTCACGGCCAGCACTACGCGGCCCGACGTCTTAAATGCCAGCGTATAATCCGTGTTCAGTACATACGTTTTGGCGTCGTCTTGGGATTTTACAACCACAGTCGCGAGCAAAATCCCCTCTGCATCGATTGTTGCCATGCCGCCTGCTACGGCGACCGATGCGGGAGCGACGCTCGTTTTGTGCTCCACTGGATCAAGCACATTGACCAGGACCGCCGGGGATTGCCCGTACAGCTGGAAATGCGAGTCGACAAACTCGCTGAGCGTATACTTGTCAAAATCGCTGCTGTAACCAAATGCAGCAACCGCCTCCGCAAAACTGTTACATAAGATCGGCTTGTTTACCGGCGGAACAGCATATGCCGACCGATTGATCGGGGCCGTTCCGAACACAACCGGGATCGTTGCTTCCGGCGACGCTGGCGACAACACCGATAGTGGTATTTCTTCCGTGAATACTCCGTGCTTCTCCAAGCCTATACCCCCCTCAATGTTTCAAAATATTGATGCTCCGGCGTTCCCGGCTGAGCGATCCGCGCGCGCACCTCGGCCAATTCTCCGACCGGTACCATTAAGGCGCTGATTGCTTCGTTTGTGCCCACCAATTCGCTTAAATGAGCAGGCACGCCGCCGCGAAACGTCGTGTACTGACCCAGTAATCCATTGGACAAGCTGGGGCCGACATAAATCAATGGGTCGGCTTGCTTCTTCTTTCGATCTTGTTTCAAATTTGCACCTCCTCCAGCACTTCCGGAACAGTCCAAACGGTTGTTACCTCGGCAATCCATTCCGGAAACGGTTGGTTCTCGAAAAACTGCCATTCAAACGGCTCGTCAAAGCAAAACTTCCGGTCGAGTACGGGCTGCTTCTGAATGGCCGTTCGGAATCGTCCGATATCGTTCAGCACGTCCATAAAGCCGTCGTCGTCCTCCGATTTCCGCCCAAACAGCAGTTTAATCGTTATTTTGCTGCCTTCGCCTTTCACTGGCCGGATAATGATATATGGAAACTCGCTTTCCTCCCGATTTTCTGCCGTTTTTGTCGGTAGGAAAGCAAGGTGAACTTTGGGAGAGCCGGACATATGGTCGGAAAACACATGCTTGGCAAAAGATTTGAGGGCATACAAAAGCAAGATTTCCATCATTGCTGCGTCCTCCTCGTCAAAATACGATTGATTTCATGATCTAACCGGGCATCCATTTTTTCCTTTGCAAAGGTTTCAAGGTGCCGGACCAGTTGCGGATTGTTCAACATGACCGGGATCGCGGGGCCGTACACCTCTTGGATCGGCAAACGTCGGCGACCGGCGCGCTTGAACACGCCGACATGCCCGCCATTGCCTACCTTGGTCACGAATGCACCCCGGACTGGTTTCAAGCCGTTCTTTTTAACCGCGGCCTTAAGAACGGCAGGCTGCTTGTTGGGCGGCTGCTTTGGATTCGTTCGAAACTTGATCAACGGGATATTTCGGCCCCGCCATTTGATCACGAAATTCATGTTCGCCCGGCTCCCGCGCTGAATAATAGCCTGTTGGTTGATCTCCGCGGCCTTGATGATATATTGCTCCCGTGCTTTGCGGTTCGCTTCCGTCCGGACTTGTTGACCGACGCGGTTTTGCGCGGCGACAAAGGCTTTGGGGAAATCCGCTAGGATTTCCCGGAGCCGTTTCTTCGCCAGTTTGATTTCATGCACATTCGGATCACTCATCCGAAATTCCCCTCAAGCGTAATGGCGTACATGCCTTGCTCGTTTCCGACTTTCATAACCTCGTAGAGATCGCCGTCTAAATGCATGCTCTGGCCTTCTTGAGGTCGGTAACCGAGCTCCAACGGGTCGACATACACGATCAAACGAGACAACGAAACCCCTTCTGCATAAGGAAGGGGTTTTCCGTTGAGTGTATCCGTGTCCACGACGAGACGAATTTCCTTCCCGTCAAGGATGTGTACGTCGGCGAATTCATCGGTATTAAGAAAAACCTTTGTATCCTCGGCGGCGAGTTCTTTAAACGTCGCCATGCCCGCCCTCGTTGTTTAACCAAGAAGTGTACTGCTCGATCCGCTGGTCTTCTCTCGACGCGGGTTCAATTCCGAGCCGCTCCAGCTCCTCTTTTTGCTTGGCAGCATTCAGGCCCGTAAACGCCTCGATCGTAAGGGGAAGTGCGTCTTCTGCCGCGGGTTCATCCGAAATCGATCCGTTTTCCTTGTACAATTCGATCATATCAAGCGGAATCTCGCCTTTCACTTTGTCGCCAGGCATAAACAGCCTACCGGCGTAATTTATCGGTTTAATGGCAATCATTCTGTTACACCCCCGGATTCTTGAACAGACCGCGATAATCAAGGACCGTCACGCCGTAATCGAAATAGATGCGGAAGTCGAGGCCCATTCGATCAAACGGAATATCCGTCTCAACCGTCGGTTCTTCTTGGCCGCGAAGGTATGTCACCTCAATCGTATCCGCGAGATTCTGATCGGCTGCTAAATACCACGCGTCCGAGCTGTAAGCATCCAGTTCCGCATCAATAATGACCGAATACGAATTTCGGAATACGTTCGCTACACCGCTGTTCGAGCTCGACAGATCGGACTCGGAACGCATAAATTGCGATGCATCCGTCTCCAACGCAGCTGGAACAAGCAAGAATTTCGGAGAAATATTCAGCGTCGCCTCGCCGCGCTGATCTTTTTGCAGACGCATTTTCTTCCGGGCTTCACTCATCGGGTCTTTTCCGATCTTGCCAGCGGTCCCTAGATTTTTGTGATCGATATGGAATAAAGCCTTGCCGTCATAAATAGCAGGGTTCGTTGCCAGCATCTTATAAACAAGCCGGTTAATCCCCCGTTTTGCCGACATAACATAAGCTGCTGGCACACGATTCAGCATGCCAAGATCGTCATTAATAAATGCTTCCCGCGTGAATCCCCAGCGCTTGGCATAAGATAAGACTGCCTTGGTCACTTTCTCATCTTTCATCGGGGTATCGTAATTAATTTGGCCGTTTTGAGGTAATAGCTCCAAATTGCCCGCCTCGCTCATTCTGTAATGCTCGGCGGCTTTAAAATCGGAGTTTGAACCCCTGCTTGTCCAATACTGGAACGTCGTTGGCGTCTCTTGATAAGACGACGACAACGTTTTGTTAACGGCGTTCGAAATGATACCCTGAAACGTCGAATCTGGAGACAAGGCACGTTTCAGTAAGTCTTCATCCCGCATCATATGGGCTTGCGTTTCCCCTACTTGGCGCAAACATTCAATAGCTAGGTCACGTAAACGCAACCCGCGCAGCTCCATTGCGCCCGGCGCTGGCTGCGAAACCACACGGCCCGCACGCATCAACAGCGCATCCGAAGCAGCCGCCCGGAATTTGTCCGAAGCTTCAACGATGATTTGTACTTGACCAGTATGGGGCTTGCGCTCTTGCAATTGCTTTTGCAGGATCGCTTCTTTCACTTCCATGACTGGAGTGCCGTTGCGAATATATTCAGCGTCGTCCATCCCGAATGAACGGCAAAGCTCCGATATTTCCGTCACGCGTGTCCGTTCCGCATTTGCGGCTTGCCGCCTCAATTCCTCCGGATCATTGGCAGGTGGGGCTCCTGCAGCCGGTTGCGCCGATCTCTCGCCGCTCGGAGCTGCGCCGCCGCTGGCATTCCCGCCTGTATCGGGGATGTGAAATCCTTGTGCTTGTAACGACAAAAGCTTTAATCCATTCATGATATTGTCCTCGCTTTCAAATGGGGATTCTAAACTTCTACCAACGCCGACCGACGGATCAGCTGGCGTAGGCTCAATGCTGATTTCAAACGGTTGCCACTTCAACGCCACGTAAGCCGGACCTGCAAACCGTCCGTTGGCCGACATCTTTCCGGCCTTCACTTCTTCCCAAGAACTGACGGCATAGCCGACGGAAACGCCCTTGATAATGCCCTTTTTGACCTTCTGGAAAACCTTCTCGCTGTCCTCGTCATCATCAAACTTGACAAGTGCTCGGGCTTTCATTTGCGAATCGTCCACCCATACCCGCTCGATCGTACCGATCGGCATTCGCCCGTAATTGGAATCGCGGCCATGAGCAAACAGCAAAACACCGACATCATTCAAACGTGCAAGATCGATTGCTCCCGGATCATGGCTCAATATCTCCTGCCCGAAGTATCGCTCATACGGGGCTTCCGACGAAAAAGACAGTTCAACGGTACGCTCCTGTTCGTTTAACGTATCCCGGTTAAGTGTCAGCGTTCTAGTCAGCTGCGCGCCCGGTCCATTACGCGACCTCTCCAAGATCGTCGGTAGGTTCTTCCTCTTCTTCAATGTCCTCACCACCACTTAATTGTTGAATTAGTTTCCTTTCAGCTGCTCGTTGCTTGACTACTTCTCGCCAGTCCTCACCCCTTTCGGCGCAAATCCGCGCAAGTGTGTCCTGATCGGTTTCTAATGCGATTTTGTTCGCATTGACCTCTTTCGTCGGGTCAATCCATTGACTGCCCGGCGGAATCCACTGATGCGCCGTATAATCCGCCTTATTCTGAGCATAATCTGGAACGTCCAGTTGCTTCGTTAGGTACATGGAGTCCAGAAACTCGCAATAGAGAGGCGTCAATACTTTGTCCATGAGCATCTTCTGCATTTTGCGATATACCTTCTTGTCCTCAATCAAGCCCTGCCGTGCAGAAGAATAATTGACCATGGATAAGTCCCGCGATACCGCCTCGTAGCTGAGGCCCATCCCGGCCGCGATCAATCGAATCATCATGGTAATAAACTCGCGGGCGTTGGATGCCTGTCCCGCAGGAACAACGGTTTGAACCTCGTCGCCGGGATTCAGCTCGCCGATCATACCGGGCGTCAGACTGACGCCGTCATAGCTGATTTCCTGCCCTCGGTTTACGCTCCGCCCCATGCCCGACGGGCTGTCTTTCTTGATGAAGACGGCCATACATGCGAGTACGCGCTCCTTGATGCCAACTGCTTCGATGAACTGGTTGACGTCTTTAATACGAGGCAACGCTGTAGCCAGCATGGATTGTTCCCGCACTTGCTGCGGAGACGTTTTTTTATACAAAAAAATGACGTTCTTCGCTTCAATCCGAACCGTTTCATTCGGAATAAAAGCCCGTCCGTCATATTTCTTGAAATGATATGCAATTGGCTTGTTGTACTCGTCGAGCTCCACACCCTCGACAATTCGCCGCGAATCGCTGGAGACAACCAACGTGTTCAATTCGTCCACCGATCGAAGCTGAATCTTGAAAGGGAAGCGTTTATCGTTGACGTAAACCTTAATCACGAAGATCCCGCCATCCACGATATAGCGACGGATCATCATTTCCTCCATCTCTTCCATGGACTGCGTTCCTGTGACGTCGCAATTCTCGGCCTTACAGAATTCTTTCCACAGCTTCTCGTTACGATGGTTCAATTCATCATTCTCATTGCCCGGCTTCTTGGAATCAATTTTCGCTTGGAGCACGATACCGCTGCCTACAACATTCCGCTCGTAAGGCGAAATTAGAGCAGCTGCTAGATCGCTATTGCGCTCTAAATCCTGCGCTCGCGCCCGAATCAAAGAACGTTCTGCGCTGGCCCTGTATTGATCCGGACTTTGCGCCGGGTTCCAGTTTTGGTTCAACCGCCCCCGGTCACCGGCATCAAAGAGACTCATGCCAGATCGCCAAGCCATGCGCTTATATGCCCAGCGAGGGCTGAAACTGGCGATCGCTCGATCCAACCAATTCAAATCCATCATCTCCCTTCAAAAACAGCGACTTTGAAAATACCACCGCCGTTTTCGAGTGCGGCGATTTCTTGCTCCAGCCGGTCGCGCTCCCGATATAGCAGCGCTAAATCCGCACGACGCAGCTGGCGGCTGCCGATTCGGTATTCCTGCGCTCCGTTATGGATCGCACTAATTGCTTGCACAACCTCGACCAGATACTCCCGCAGCTTCGCTAATTTTTCCTCCGGTGTCAAACCCACTTCCCTCCCCCGAACCACGAGTTTTGTTTAGCCGCAGGTTTAACCGGTATTGCTTCCGGTTTCGGTGCCTGTTCCCGCGGTTCATACCTCATATAGCGAATGCCCAAGCGATCCGCCGCAAAGGCTGCGTATACTTCAGCATCCAAATAGTGATTGTCGGCGTGAGCGGCTTTTAATTGCCACACGTCGACTTCCTTTTTCCCTTGCTTGACCGTGACTTTATCCTCCGCGGTAATTTGCTCGGCGTAATCCGTGTCACAATCATCGTAGACATACCATCCGCCCAGCTCATCCGGCTTCCGCGCAATTCGGTTCGTGATGAAATCCTTGTAGTAATGCCCATAGACCAGGTACAAGGATATGCTGGCTTTCCCTCGCTCCTCCCGGTCGATCCGGGTCATTCGGTACTTGTTTGGAATCTCATTGCTCGAGCCCTTAACGGCAACAGCCCACTCGCTGTTATCTGCGCAAAAGTCGTATGTTTCATCGGCATTATATCCGGAGTCGATCGCGCACAAGTTAACAAAATACTCCTCACCGTTGCGGGAATAGTAAGGGGCGTTCATGACATCCTCGATCTCGGTCCAAGTTTCAGCAAAACCATGACGAATGTTCCAGCTCGTCATCCGTTCGCCCCATGCCCGTATCGTGTAATAAAACCGATCCTTCTGCACGTCCACGCCGCCCGTGAGCAGAATGGTTCGATCCGGCACAACGCCTTCTTCATAGCCGCTCTTTCGGTCCAGCACCTTGTCGCTGCTTAGTTTAACCTGAGTCTGCTCCCAAGGCTCGGCCAGCCAACTATTGATGAAGTTCATGAGCTCTTCCGGCGTGCGTTTGGAGGTCAAGAACTCGTAAGCAGCATCCCCAAACCGGACCCATGGACTGTAAATGGCGTTTATATGGAAGCCGGTTTTGCTTCCTCGCTTGCTTTGGCCGTCTGCCGTTCGCCATTCCCCGGAGCGAAGCATGTTCGGTTTGTGCGCGTCGCGAATGATTTGCTTGCAATGCTCGCACTCATAAACTGCTGTTTGTCGAACCTCTTCCCGCGACAGTTCCTTGTTGAACTTGATTTGCTTGAATTTGAACGTCTGGAACTGGCCGCAATGTGGGCAAGGCACGTAATACTGCAATTTTACGTCGGCCCCTTCCCACGCTTGCCAGATCGGTCCGTTTTTCAGCGTTGGCGTCGACGTCTGGATGATTTTCTTGTTGAACGTGAACGTCTTCGTCCGCTCGCGGGCTAGCGCTCGAGGGTCAGCTTCCTTTCCTGCATTCTTCGGATATTTGTCCACCTCATCCATAAACAAATACCGAATTGCTCGGCTGGAAAGCGACGCCGGGCTGTTGGCTCCGGCCACGACGACGTACATCCCGTCAAATTGCAGCTCCAGCACCTTGCTATCGTCATCCTGATACTTTGCACTCAGCGCCGGACTCAGCTTGAACATCGGTTGAAGCCGGTTTTTTGAGGTGTATTCCGCAAGATCAAGCATAGGGTAAACCACTAAGGCCGGGCTCGGGTCCTGCGCGATGACAAAGCCGAGCATATTGTTCAGCGCTTCAGTTCCCCCGACTTGCGTTGGCTTGACGAAAATAATCTCCTCGACTCGCGGATCGGTAAAGGCATCCATGATCCCGCGTAAATATGGCGTTCGATCCGTTGACCACGGTCCCGGTTCGGCGGACGTCTTGCTGTCAAGGATGCGAAATCGATCCGACCACTCGGCCACGGTCAGCTTTTCGGGAGGCTTGAGGACTTGCAGGCCAGCTTCTATCCATTCCGGCCATTCATGATTTTTTGGCATCGTATACACCCCGCACGGACAGCTGCTGGAGTGCTGCGTTTGTTGTGTCGCTGATATTTTGCTCGATCATGCGAACCAAATCGGGGTCGACGTAAGGAGCCACTTCCATGGCGACCTTCCGGCTAAACCCGGACATGGAGCGCCGCAAGGAAATAAAAAAACGTTGGAGCTCGCTCACAACGTCATCGCGCTTGATATACTCACCTTTGGAAATAGCATTCTTCAGTGTCGCTGATTCCGATTGCTGCTTTTTGAGCTCAGCTTCGTAATAAAGCTTCTGCTGGGAGAGCGTCATTTCTTCCTCGCTGTCACCCTGCTTCTTCTTCACTCCGCGATTATCGTTGACCCATTTGATCGCCTCTTTGAGCGAGTACCACCCGTTTGCACGTTTTGGCAATCCGGCCTTCGTCCATTGTGCAAGTGTATTGCGGTGCACATCGAGCACTTCACAAAGCCCGGAGGTGTTGATACATAAGGCCCCGTCGATCGTTTTCACCTTCGTTTTTTCACTCAAACACCATCCCTCCTTTTGCACATTGCCCAATGTGCAAATTTTTATAAACTCGGTGAGATTTCGGGCTCACTTGTACCCGCGTCCTACCCACCCTCCGGGGAAGGACCCGTGCCCCCTCGTCACCGCAATCCCGCGCCCCGCAAGGGCTCTCCGGCTCTCTCTACATGGCTTTCACCGCCTTTTCTGCTTAATATCTGACATGAAAGAAACATATCTTAATCTAGAGTTTCATTCGCGTATCGCCGGTAAGTCTTGTCCTGTAAGGGTTCATGCCACATCGGCGAAACGAATGATACACTTTCTTAATGTAGTGAAGTCACAGTTTCAGTTTGAAGATCGCCTGGTCAATCGTGTCCTGTTCGATGCCAATATATTTGCGCGTTATGCTAACATCTGAATGGTTAAATATCTCTCGGAGCATCTCGCTGTTATTCGTCTGCTTGTGAAAGTGGTATCCGAACGTCTTTCGCAGAGTATGCGTACCGATACTTTCAAGACCGAATCTCTTGGCGACATCGCGTAGAATCTTGTACGCTGCACATCGCTTGATTGGGCGGTTGATTCCCTTTCTGCTCTGAATTAGATATTCATGATTCTCTCTTCCCTCCAGATAAGACTTGATTAGCTTCTTAAGCTCGGGATGAATGGGGATTGTCTTTAGCTTACTCGTCTTGATCTCCCGTAGGAATAGCCTATCCTTTTTCAAGTCGCCAACCTTGAGGGCCAGTATGTCCGATATTCGGAGTCCTGTATAAATACCCACCACAAACAGAACGTAATTGCGCTCGTTTTTCTTTTTCAAATATCTTTTGATTCCGTTGATGATCTCCAGGTCGCGGATCGGTTGAACGTAGTTCATTTACCATCACCGCCAATTACAAATTCGGGCTTAGGACGATATTGTTCCGGGTCTAGCCAGCAGCCCCATTTGCCAATTCTACATTTGTTGGACTGCTTGATTATTTGTGGAGCTCTTATTTGATTTGCTCTCTTATTGTTTTCCAGAATTATTCCTCCCTACAGAAATAAACATAAAAAAAGCACCATTAAGGTGCTAATTTAATGTAAAAAACCGCTCATCTCCATCAATTTCTTCTCTTACAAGACCGTCATCGATTAAATAATTCATTATATATTTAACAAAATTTTCTGAAGTTCTTAATGCCTTTTGTAACTCTTCACTACTCCATTTTTTGTTATATTTGCCCATAAGATCAAGCAATTCATTTTTAGCAATAGTAAGAGTGTTCACGGAGTCCAAGTTCGTTTTAGTTCTAAAAAACGAATGAATCCGATGACCTTTTCTTTTATGGGAAGGTATAAATGTATAATTTTGTTCCGCTGATTCTTTTAATTTCTGAGCTTCGTGAATTGCTGCTTCATCCACTTGTTCCTTCAGAAAATTCTGAGCAAACTCTATAAAACGATATGATTCATACATATGGAAGCGCTGCCCAGTCAAATGTGTAAATTCATCTAAGAGTTCTATCCTAGGACCGGTAATTTTTCCATGATCTCTTTGCCACCAGTCTTCTTTTACATCATCAGTTACAAACACAACTGATTTTTGTGAGGCAACGGCTTCATCAATTATTTGTTTCCAAACTATTAAATCTCCGTACTGATCTTCAATGATTAAACCTCTATAGTACTTACGTTTATCCTTTTTATCCGGCGCATCCTTATACCCGGGGGGTCTTTTTTGTTTATATCGATGTTCTCCTTCTACATATAGTTCCTTTAATTCAGCTTCCGAAAACGGACTACCGATTTTATTTGAAAAAACTTTCTCAAGAGTATCTCTGATCGAATCGTTCTCAATATAATTCGGATGATTTCTTTCCTGTTTTTCAAGCTCTTCATTAATTGAGTTTATGGTTCCTTCTATGGTACCTGTTATCTGGGCTAATTCTATAAATGGATGGCTCTTTTTATATTTTTTCAACTCATCATCGAGTTGCTTGATCAGTTCATTGGAGGCTTTTCCAATAACCGAACGCACCTGGTGATACGCATCCGACTGTTCGTAAATAACTTTGGTTCGATTAGCGTGATATTCAAGTGCAACTTGGTGAGGAATCCAAACTCTGTCTGATAATTTTTTAATGATATCAATAAGAACTTCCATTGTTTTATAAGAATATCGATAAAGATTAAGCAAGGCATTTGCATCAAATACAAATATACAATTATTCCATAGTTCTTCAAATTGGTCTTGACTTGGACTATAGTAATCCTTGAACATATCCCTCATTAATCTTTCATCCCAATCGTATATATTGTATATATTTTCTAGAATCATGATTCGACACAAGGTGGAATTTTCCTCTTTATTTTGTCGAATTTATTATTCTTTCACAAATAATTGGCTATCGTACGGCAAAAAAAGCCTATCCGACGAGGAATAGGCTGCTTATTAAATCTTCTGATATTTTTCTTTGTGCCCGATTTACATAACTTTCAACAGTGCTCTTTCCGATCTGGAGCATTTCTGCAATTTCCGAAAACGAGAAGCATTCCCCGTGAGCAAGGACATAGCAGTCGCGTTCCCGTTCGGTCAATCTAGAGAGTGCGTCTTCGATCATAAATCTCTGCCAATCGGTAAGGTTTGCCGGGCTTCCAGCCTTGCTATTTCGCATAAATGCCTGCATGCGAACCGGGTCCATCAATTTCTCCCTTTGATAAGCTGCAAGCCTTTCGACTCCTCTCCGGTTTCCCGGTCGGCGACCTGATTCCATCCATTCGATTGCATAATCACAGTCGGAAATCATTCCCCCAATGATCTCCTGATCTGCTAGCTCTGTTGCTGTATCGCGCCTTTCGATCAAAGCTCTCTTTGTGTTTTTATATTCTTTTACCAAATCCATCATTCCCCTTCACCCTTCCCCTATGGTATACTGGCGATGGGAATGTACGTTCTTTCCTCCGCAGGCCAGCGAAGCTACGCGGAGGATTATTTTTTAGCTATTTCTTTTTTTCGATAAGCCATGCATCTTCAGCAAACCATTCATAGATCCGAGCGGTACGCCATATCGGCTATCTGCATGACCGTCTGCCCGGTTCCGATCTCTGCCGCAAGGATGTCCGCCGTAATGTGTGCATATTTGCCGCTGTAACCGGTTGATTTGCGTTGGTTAAAAACGAATAGTGTGCTCATGTCTTATCCTCGCTTTCTCCCTCTTGTCCTGGCTGCATCTGCTTAATCTGCTCTTTATTCATGGTTTACCTCCGTCTCACGATTATAGCTTGGCAAGCATTGCGCCTTTTCGGCCCTCCTTTTTGGAAGATATTGTCGATTGATAGCACAATAACTAAAAACAGAAACCTAAAATTCGTAGTCAGCAATTAATTACATTGGTATAATGATCCTATTAAATCTTTGATAGGAAGTGCTTATGATGAATGATGCAATTTTAGGAGTACTTATAGGTGGTGCCATTGCTAGCATTACTCCTATTATTACTATTATTGATTCACACCGACGTTGGAAAACTGAAATGAGGTTATCGTACTTAAAGCAAAAAAGAGACCATTTAAAACAAATAATGCCAGGGTTACATGAATTCTTATCAGAAGGTGCAGAGAATAGATCCTGGAATATTCCTAAGTT